CTGCTGTTGCAATACTTACTAATGGATCTATTACTGCAATAAGGATTTCAAACACTGGTTCTGGATACACAGAAGCACCTACTGTAAGGATTTCTGATCCATACTTACTTGGATCTGGATCATTTACCTTTAATGAAGTAGTTACAGGATCTGCAAGTAGCGCAACTGCTCTTGTAGAGTCTTGGAATTCAGTTACAAATGATTTGGAATTGAAGAACTTTACAGGGGAATTTGTTGTTGGTGAAATTATCACTGGAAGCGAATCGGGAGCAACTTATAAGGTTCTAACTATAAATACCGTAGATTCTGATGATGCTTATAGTCAAAATATAGATATTGAGACTGAAGCAGACCAAATATTGGACTTTACAGAAAAAAATCCATTTGGAACACCTTAAATAGTTAAATAATCAATAGTATCTGGGAAAATGTATGTTTGAGTATTTTTATAACGAAATAATAAGAAAGACCGTAATCGGATTTGGAACTTTATTTAATAGTATAACAATTAAGAGAAAAGATTCTTCCGATAATGTTTTTTCTATTGTTGAGGTCCCAATTGCATACGGACCAACTCAAAAGTTTTTAGCAAGACTTGAGCAGTCACCAGACTTAAACAAACCAGTCCAGATTACTCTTCCAAGACTTTCATTTGAAATGGTAGGATTAAACTATGATCCAACCAGAAAAGTTACTCCAATACAAACAATTATATCATCCACAAAAACTGATAAGACAGACCTAAGAGTCACTTATATGCCAGTTCCATATAATGTTTCTTTTGAATTGTCTATCATGACAAAGAGTAACGATGATATGCTTCAGATAGTTGAGCAAATTTTACCATACTTCCAACCCTCATATAGTATAAGTATAGACTTAGTAGACGTGATTGGAGAAAAGAGAGACATTCCTATCACTCTTGATAACATCACTATGGATGACTCATATGAAGGAGATTTTAGCACAAGAAGAGCATTAATATACACACTAAGATTTACTGCGAAAACTTACATCTTTGGTCCAACATCTTCAGAATCTTCCAAAGATGTTGTCAAGAAAGTTGCTATTGGTTTTGTTTCTGGAGAAAATACAGGATCTCCTACAAGAGATATTACTTATAGAGTAGAACCACAAGCAACTAAGAAATATATTGATCAGGTATCAACTACACTTTCAGAAGATATTAATCTAGAAACTACAATTTTTGATGTTGCAGATTCTTCGGCAATCGCAAAAGGATCTTATATTACAATAGACACCGAAACATTATATGTAAAATCTAAGACTGGAAACAAACTTACGGTTAGAAGGGGTGAATATGGCACACCAATATCTCTTCATGTATCTGGTTCTGGCGTAAGTGTTATAACAGAAGCGGATAATGCTTATGTTCAAATTGGTGATGATTTTGGATTTAGCGACAGCTTCTGATAATTATGAGTAATAAATTTGACAATTTAGATGAGACCTTTAATGTGGAAGAAACAATGAAACCAGTAGTAGAAGTTGAGAGTGTTGACGTAGAAAGTTCAATAGACAAATTTGAAAAGGTGTCTGATGATATTAGAAAAGATTATGAATATAGTAGAGGAAATTTGTATTCTATTATAGAAAAGGGGCAAGAAGCACTGAATGGTGTAATAGAACTTGCCCAAGAAACTGAGATGCCAAGAGCATATGAAGTTGCTGGACAGTTAATCAAAAGCGTATCTGATGCAACTGAAAAGTTAATTGACTTGCAAAAGAAGTTGAAAGACATTCAGTCTGATGATAAAAAGAAAGGTCCAACAAGTGTTACAAACAATGCTTTGTTTATAGGATCCACAGCAGAACTTAGTAAATTGTTAAAGCAACAAAAAGAAGATGAAAACGTTTAAACAATTTAAAGAAAGTTGGTCTAATAAATATAAAAAGAGTATAGATTGCTCAAATCCAAAAGGATTTTCTCAGAAAGCACATTGTGCGGGAAGAGATAAAAGAGCTAGGGGTGAAGAAACAAAATCCAATCCAGTAAAATGAACGAAGATCTTAGAAAATGGTTCGGAAAAGGCGGCGAAGGTGGCGTCGGTGGTGGTGGATGGGATGAATACAACACCAAAGGTGAAAGAACTGGAAAATGTGCTCGTGGAAAAGATGATGATGGGAAAGGTCCAAAACCAAAGTGCCTTTCAAAAGAAAAAGCAGCAAAAATGTCTAAGGACGAAATTGCTGCTGCAGTAAGAAGAAAAAGAGAAAAAGATCCTGTAGCAGATCGTCCAGGTAAAGGAGGAAAACCCAAAATGGTTTCTAATAATATTGGTGAAGCTTGTTGGAAAGGATATAAGCAAGAGGGACTAAAAAAGAAAGGAAAGAAAATGGTCCCAAATTGTGTTCCGGAAGGAGCAATGCCAGGAGCAATTGATCCAAAAAAGCATAGAGAACAACAACGTGCTGCAAAGATCAGAAATCTCGCACAAAAGGGTTCTACAGAAGGTGAAAGAGCAGCAGCAGAAAAGAAAACTAAAGGACCTAAGATGTTCGGCGAAGAAATTTCTTTGGTAGATAAAATTCTACTTGAAATGGAAGCAGAAGTGATTAGTGAGAAGAATGTTCCTACCAATCCTTCTCTTTGGTCAAAAATGAAAGCAAAGGCAAAGTCAAAATTTGATGTGTACCCTTCTGCTTATGCAAATGGTTGGGCAGCAAAAGAGTACAAAAAAGCGGGTGGTGGATGGAAATCCGTTAGTGAAGATGTAACGATTGAAGATGCAAATGGAAATACTTTTGCAGAAATTATTGATATTATAAAAGTAGATTCCATAGAAGAAACTTGTGGAACCAAAAAGCACGGCGGAGATGCTGGAAAACCTGGAAAAAATAAAAATTATGTAAAAGAAATTGAAGAAGCAGTCAGAATGCCAGCAAAAAGTGGAAACATTTATTATGTAATGGTTTCTTGGAGAGGAAAGGTTTATTCTCTTCAAATGTTCTTCCCATATTCTAATCGTCCATCAAAACAAGATATTCAAAATGAAGTAGAAAAAGTATATCCAGGTTGTAGAGTTACTTATTTCACAATGAGAGACTATGAACCTGGTCAACCACTTCTTCAAGTAGAAGACTGGCAAAAGGTAAATAAGTCAGATAAAACTGATGGTATGAGTCCTGCTGCCGTTAAAGCATATCGTCGTGAGAATCCGGGTTCTAAATTAAAAACTGCTGTAACTGGAGATCCAAAACCAGGAAGTAAGGATTCCAAGCGTAGAAAGTCATTCTGCGCACGCTCTAAGGGTCAGCAAGACATGCATAACATTGATTGCTCATCCACCCCAGATAAACCAGTTTGTAAAGCCCGCCGTCGTTGGAAGTGCTGATCAATGAAAAGTTTCAAAGAGTTTTTATCCGAATCAATTAACATTTCAGGTGACTTTAATGGTAACCTTTATTTAAATTCTGAACCAGAACAAAAGCATGTTGGTGAAAGTTATTTGGCAGATGTTGTTTGGCAAGGTAATCTTTATAGATTTGAAATGGTTACAAAATCTGGTGTTCCTTCAAAGCAAGAACTTGGAGAAGAACTTCAAGGAGAATATCCTGGCGCAGTTGTTCATCAAATTTATCCAGTAGAAGAAAAAAATATTAACATAAAAAGTAAAAGTAGATATCATCCTTCAAAATTAGAGTGGATTTGAGTTATGGCGCAGTGGAATAAAAATATACAAGATTATCTAAATCAAGAGAGAAGTCTCTTTGAAGTTTATATGTGTGCCGATAGATACGGCAACATTGATGGATGTAATGGAACAGCAAGTGGGTCTAGTGCCTTTGGAGAGTCTATTGCTGTTCCAATCACACCAGTATTTCAGCTTGATGGATTATACGGATTAAACTCTCAAAGATTTGAACGTTATACATTTGGGACTGGTATTACCACTTCCAATACTTTGATGACAGCATCAACAGGAACTGGTGCATATGGTTATGGTGTAGTTAGATCTAAAAGAGCAGTAAGGTATCGTCCAGGACAAGGTGCGCTTGCAAGATTTACGGCACAGTTTTCTGGTTCAGTAGAAGGATACACACAGAGAGCAGGATTCTTTGCACAAGAGCAAGCACTTCAAGTTGGTTTTAATACCAATGGAAGATTCGGTATCCTTCGGGAGAATGGTGGTAAGGCACATATTCATAGATTTGCAATTACAACACCTGCAAGTGGAACAGAAAATATAACAGTCACTCTTGCTGGCGTAGCAAAAACAATTTCAATTCCATCAGGAACAGCACAACAAAACGCAACAAGTATTGGAGTTAATACTTTTCCAGGTTGGATTACTGATTATGAAAATGGATTTGTTGAGTTCTTATCTACAAGTGTAGGTCCAAAGACAGGAACTTTTTCTATTGCAAGTTCGGGAACACTTGTAGGAACATCAATAACTGCACAAACAGGTGTTAATAATACAAGTAATTGGACATATCAGGAAGATTGGAATTTTGATACATTAACAGGTGTTGGAGGAACTGCAAATCCATCAGGTGTCACATTAGACCCGACCAAACTCAACGTTTATCAAATCAACTTCCGTTGGTTGGGTGTTGGTGAAATGAGATTCGCAGTTGAAAATCCAACCACAGGTGATATGATGCCAATTCATCATATTCATTATTCTAATAGAAATAATGATGTTCATTTAGATAATCCATCACTTAAGATTGGATATGTTGCTGCTAATCTTGACGGAAATGCTGGTGTTGGTGTAACGGTATCTGGTGCATCTATGATGGGTGCTATTGAGGGTATTATCAATACAACCACATATCCAGTTGCTGCTAGTAGAGCAAAAAGTGGTGGTATGAACACTACAGACACAAAATATCACCTATTAACAATTAAAAGTAATTTAATTGCAAATAACAAGATTAATACAAGAGAAATTTTGATTAAGAGATTGACGGGAGGAACAACAGCATCAGCATCAAACCCATGTACTCTTTATCTCTATATTGATCCAACATATTCTACAAATAATTTAGACTTTACTCCAATTGGATACTCTGCTTCATATTCAAGAACAGATTGTACAATCACTGGCGGAACTCCAATTGCCATTTTTAATATTACATCCGGAGCACCAGATCATTTTGACCTAGATAACTTAAGAATCGCACTTCCACCACAAACAAAACTTGCAATCGCTGTTGAATCATCAGCAGTTATGCAATCAGCAAGTTGTGGTGTGACATTTATTGAAGATTAAAAAGGAGTTTTATTTTGAGTGAAGTTTATCTTGGCAATCCTTTATTAAAAAAGGCAAATACGCAAATTGAATTTACACAAGAACAAATTATAGAATTTGTAAAGTGCAAGGATGATCCAGTTTATTTTGCAAACAACTATATTAAGATTGTTTCTCTTGACGAAGGATTGACACAATTTAAACCATATGATTTCCAAGAGAAATTAATTAATAGATTCCACGAAAACAGATTTAATATCTGTAAGATGCCTAGACAGACTGGAAAGTCTACAACTGTTGTATCTTATCTACTTCACTATCTAATTTTTAATGATAGCGTAAATATTGGCATTCTAGCAAACAAAGCAGCGACAGCAAGAGAACTTCTTGGAAGACTTGCTACTGCTTATGAGAACTTGCCCAAATGGATGCAGCAGGGTATTATAGCCTGGAACAGAGGTAACATCGAGTTAGAA